CCTTCGCTTAATTGCGTCACACGGCAGGGTTCTCCTGCCGTACTTATTCCGTGAGGAGGAATACCATGTCAGACAAAGACGAAAAGAAGCGCTCAGTGCAAATCAGCCCTGGGCGCATGCGTTTATCGCAGTATGAACGCCAGGAATGGGTCGCCAATGCGCCTGAAGGCTGTACCGTTGACGACATTAAGGAACAAGAGTTCTGGTCGCTGATGGCCTATCAGATGAAGCCGTATGACCGGGTAGAGGTAAGAGCCGATGACGGAACCTGGATGGCTGAACTCCTGGTCATTGGTGTCGGTCGAAACTGGGCCAAAGTCCACATCCTGAACCATCACAAACTAACCGGTGCAGACGAGGCAATGAAAGACTCAACTGAGTTCCGCGTTGAATGGAAAGGGCCGCAGAAGAAGTGGTGCATCATACGCAACTCTGATAATACCTTCATCCGCGAAGGCATCGCCTCAAGGGATGATGCGGGAACTCAGATGCAGGAGCATGAAAGCAACGCGGCGAACGCTGCATAATGGCCACTTCGAGGCTCAAGATTTACAATGACGCGCTAATCCTTCTTGGTGAGCGCGCCCTTGCTAGTCTCACAGAAAACCGTGAGCCTCGGAGACTTCTAGATCAGGTATGGACAAACGATGGCATTGAGCAATGCCTTGAAGAAGCTCAGTGGTATTTCGCTATGCGCGGGGTACGGATTGACCTTGACCCGGCTGTTTCAACTGATTTCGGGTACGCCAATGCGTTTAGCAAACCTGATGACTGGGTTCTGACATCGGCGCTATGCGTTGACGATCATTTCCAAGTCCCTCTCACCCGATACACTGATGAATCTGGGTACTGGTATTCCGATGAAACAGTAATTTATGTGAAATATGTATCTGATGACGCGGCGTTTGGTAATAATCTTGCCATCTGGCCGAGGTCATTTACTGAATTCGTAGCAGCTCATTTCGCCTCCAAGATAGCATTCAAGACTGGCGGCGAGGATCTATTCAAGAAGATGCTGGCAGTGCGTGATGAGTTCCTTGGCCGGGCAAAGAACAAGGCAGCCATGGTTCTTCCTACCAGGTTCCCTGCTCAGGGGTCATGGACAAGATCAAGGCGCGGGTATCGTGGTGGCGGAAGCCGAAACAATCTGATTGGGTGACGCATGAAACAGGCGCTTTTCACCTTCAACCGAGGAAGAGTGTCACCGCTCTCTCTTGGTCGCGTAGACCAGAAGCGCGTATCAATGTCTGCAGAAACAATGACGAACTGGATCCCGCGAATCATGGGGCCAATGTCATTGCGCCCTGGTCTGGAATACATTTCATCAACACTCAATAACAATTCAGCAAAGTTCCTGCGATTCGTATTCTCCGTCACAGATGTGGCTCTGATAGAGCTCACATATAATTCAATGCGCGTGCTTGTTAATGAGTCGGTTATTACCAGGCCGTCAGTCTCTTCCTCAGTAACGAACGGGACATTCACCTCAGATGTCACTGGATGGACTGACAATGATGAGTTAGGGTGTACGTCAGCATGGGTTACTGGCGGGTATCTCGGGCTAACGGGAAACGGGACAAATGCAGCTATCAGGGATCAGGCTGTCACCGTAGCAGCCGGTGATCAGGGGGTAGTTCACGCACTTAACATAGTGATTGAGAATGGCCCGGTAACACTCCGCGTTGGTTCGACTGTTGGGGGTGATGATTATATAAGCGAAACATCACTTGAGTCTGGATCTCATTCCCTTGCGTTAACCCCAGCAGGTAACTTCAATATTCGCTTGTTCAGCAGGTTAAAGCGCCAAGTGCTGGTTGACTCGTGCGAGGTAGCCACTTCAGGAGAGATGGTGTTGACTACGCCATGGGCAGAGACTGATCTTGGTAATGTCCGTCATGAGCAATCTGGCGATGTCGTCTTTGTAGCATGCAAGGATGTCAAGCAACAACGGATTGAACGAAGGGGAACGGAATCGTGGTCTATTGTTCGTTTTGCTGCAGAGGATGGACCGCTTGAGGCTCAGAATATAAGTTCAACTACAATTACCCCGGCTGCTGTGAGCGGAAATACAACACTTACTGCATCAACAGGTATATTCAGGAGTACCAGTGTTGGTGCTCTGTATCAAATAACATCCATTGGTCAGACGACAACAAAAAACATCGGAACAGAAAATGATTTTTCAAGTCCAATCAGGGTTACCGGTGTCGGCGCAGAACAGCGCACATTCACTATTGTTATCGATGACCAGCCAGATGATCAGGCAATAACGAATGCTGTTGATAATGGCGGTGGGCTGATACGGATAACCTGCGTTGCACATGGCGGAACAACTGGGCAGTCATGGATTATTGCCGCTGTTGCCGGAACAACAGAGGCTAATGGAACATGGACGATAACCGTTATCGATGTTGATACCTTTGACTTGCAGGGATCGGCGTTCGTCAACGCGTACGTGTCTGGCGGTACGGCAACTGGACCACAGGCGGCAACGACAACGCTACAGTATTCGTTGGACTCAGATTCTGGTCCTTGGTCAGATGTTGCTGGTAAAACATGGACAGCAGACACCACTGAAACCTATTACGACACCCTTGATAATCAGATTGTGTGGTACAGGATCGGGGTCAAGACAGGTAATTTCGTATCTGGTGTTGTGGATGTGTCAGAGTCCATATCAACAGGGACAATAACCGGCGTTGCAAGGGTAACAGGATATACGTCAGAGACTGTGGTTAGTGCAGAGATACTCAGCGATCTTGGTGGCACTGCAGCAACTGAATACTGGGCAGAAGGGTCGTGGTCTAATCGCCGCGGCTGGCCATCATGTACAGCCTTCCATGATGGCAGGCTGTGGTTTGCTGGAAAAGACAGGATTTGGGGGTCAGTCTCCGATGCGTTTTCAAGCTTCGATCCGTTGTACGAGGGAGATGCCGGCCCCATAGCCAGGTCGATAGGAACAGGCCCGGTAGATACAGTTAATTGGTTGCTATCACTGCAGCGCCTGATCCTTGGTGGACAAGGTGCCGAACACTCTGCCAGGGCCTCGTCCCTTGATGAGACTCTAACCCCATTTAATTTCGGGATGCGCTCCTCTTCAACACAAGGATCTGCACCTGTTGAGGCGCACAAGCTAGATCAATCAGGTATTTATGTCCAGCGTGGAGGTTATAGGATCTACGAGCTGGCGTTCAACGGTGAGGCATACGACTACGCCTCAAGTGACTTGACCGTGCTAATACCTGAAATAGGCAATCCAGGCATTGTCCGTTTGGGAGTTCAGCGACAACCAGAGACGCGAATACATGCGGTAAGGGCAGATGGAACGGTTGCTTTGGGGGTATTTGATAGGGCTGAGGAAGTTCTTTCTTGGCAGGATATTGAGACAGATGGAGAAGTTGAAGATGTTGTTGTTCTTCCAGGCCTCAATAACACCCCAGAAGATCGCGTTTACTATTCAGTTAAAAGAACCATTAACGGCTCAACTGTAAGGTATCTTGAGAAATGGGCGATTGAGGACGATTGTCGCGGCGGAACACTAAATAAGCAGGCTGATTCGTTTATTACCTATTCAGGAGCTGCAACGACCACGATCACCGGTTTGTCTACCCTTGAGGGTAAGGATGTCGTTGTGTGGGCAGATGGTGCTGATGTTGGTACTGCAGACGATTACACACAGATATACACCGTTAGCGGAGGCGGCATAACGCTATCCACAGCAGCATCAAATGTCATTGTTGGACTTCCATATGAGGCCATGTGGAAAAGCTCAAAGCTAGGTGCGCAGGAGAATACGATAGTCCAGGCATTGGTGTCAGAAAAGAACCTAAATCACATAGGTTTGCTGTTATCATGGGTGCACGCGAAAGGCCTTAGGTACGGACCTGACTTTGACAACCTTGATGACATGCCAGGGATTGAAGAGGGTAGTAGTGTTAGTCAAGATTCTGTGCGCACAAGCTACGATGAAGAGGCTATAGAATTCCCTGGGACATGGGATGTCGATGCTAGGATATGCCTCAAGGCGCAGGCACCAAGGCCGTGCACAGTGAGGGCGGTGGTTCCTGACATGAGGATGGCGCGATGATTAGCGTCATTCCTGCATCACCTGAGATCATGAGAGAGTTATTTAATGGAATGGATGCTGTCACAGTGAAAGCTGTAGCTCTTCTTGATGATGGAGAGGTTATCGCTGTAGGAGGGTCGTACAGGTCGAACGGAGGACACGTTCTTTTCATGAAGGCAACTGATGCGGCAAGAAAGAAGCCGATAGCGCTATACAAGGCTGCCAAGGAGTTTGCATCGAGGCATAAAGTTATCTATGCCTATTGCGATACAGAGATTAATGGGTCTGATAGATTTCTTGAGCATTTGGGAATGAAGAAAATTAAGGGTGATGTATGGCGTGGGTTCCCCTAGTATTATCAGTTGTCAGTACGGTGGTATCTAGCATCGGAGAGCAGCAGAAGGGCGATGCCGCAAAGGATTCAGCAAACATTCAGGCTAAGCAGCTTGAGAGAAAGGCGGGACTTGAGCGTGCATCTTCGCAACGAGCTGCTGGAGAGGAAGATAGGCAAGGAAGGTTGCAGCAATCGAGAGCCCTTGCTGTTGCTGCATCATCTGGTGCAGGCGCATCTGACTCAGGATTTATGGAGCATATGGCGCAGCTATCAGCTGAGACTAATTATCGAAAAATGGTCGCTCTATACGAAGGTGAGGAGGGCGCTAATCAGCTTGAAGAACAGGCGAAAGCCACGCGCAAAGGTGGGGCGCAGGCAGCGCAAGCAGGCAATATCGCTGCAACTGGAACTATCTTATCTCAGGGTGCGTCATTATATGGGAAATATGGGTAATGCCAGTTAAACTTCCTGGCCCATCTGAATCACTGCCAGTACCAAGGGCGTCTGGGAGGATTGTTACTGCCCCAGTAGATCCAAGAGGTGCAGCACTGGCAGGCCTTGGCCGAGATGTAGGTCGTGCTGGAGACGAGCTGTATCAAGCGTTCGAGGAAGAAAGCCGCCGCATCAATAAGGTTAGGACAGAGGACGCTTTCACCGAGTTAAGGAATGCGCAGATAGATCTGTCTATCGGTGAGGAAAATGGCTTCCAAGGACTAAAAAGCGGTGACGCGGTAAAGCGGCCGGTGCTAAAGGAGTGGACTGGTAAATTTGATGAAACAGCAGAATCAATATCGTCAGGACTCCAGAACGAAGAGCAGAAGTCCGCATTTAAACTACGAGCGGATGCCGCCAGGTCACAATTTAGCCAAGACATCTTGCAGCATCTTGGTAGGGAGAACACCGTATATCAAACTCAGGTGATGGATTCCACCGTTGATGCAGAGCGTAACGCCTCATCGATGCACTGGAACAGCCCTGGCGACGTAATGGCGTCACTTGAGCGCGTGAAGATGGCAGTGAACTCATACGCAGATGCGAACGGCCTTACCGGTGACGTGAAGGAAGGCGCTTACATTAAGCGTGCATCGAAGGTGCATGCAGAAGTGATCGGCCAGGCCATGAATAACGGCAACCCAGAGTATGCCGAGTTGTGGTTTAAGACACACAGAAAGGAAATAGACGCAGACACTGCAGCGGCAGCTGAGCGAGTGATGAAGCAGGGAGGCGATAGAATAAGGGCTCAGCGTGCAGCTGATTCAATAATGGAAATGGGTTTGCCAGAGGATGAAGCAAAAAAACATGCTCGCAAGAACTACACCGGTGAAGAACGTGACGATGTGATCCGAAGGGTTGAAGGCCGGTATAATGATATTGCTGATGCGGTAGCGCAGCAGCAGAAGCAGTCAGAAGATTCAGCGTGGAAGATCGTTGTTCAGCCGCAAAGCAGCATTGACTCAATACCGCCAACATTGTGGGCATCGATGAGCGGAGAAGCTCAAAAGCAGGTCACAACCTACCTTCGCACCAGAGATACAAAAGAAAAGCAGGAAGATGATTGGGCAATGCTTGATGAGATCGAGGGCCAGATAGCTGTTGGCGATATCACGGATCCATCTCAGCTAATCAGGTATGAGCCGTTCTTCAAGGACTCGACATTCCGGTCATTAAGAAAGAAGGTGGAGAAACGCGGAACCGTGAGCGCTACGGTTGTTCAACGGTCATTTGAAGATCGTATCGGCAAGACGCGAAGCAAGTGGAAGGATGAAGACCGCAAGCAATGGATGGCGTATCAAGGGTATATCCTTGATAATGTCAGCGAGACAAAGCGCCCGGAGGATGTTGATGTGTGGGCAGACCGCTGGTTTATGGAGGGGTACGGCTCAGAGGACCGCCTGTTCCGCGATGACCCAGACACCTTTGGCGAGGCACATACAAAGGGTAGAAAGGATTTCATTATCAAGACGCCAGATGATGCAAGCACAGAGGTATCAGCATCACTGGAGATGTTACGCGGCGCCGGAGTCACTGTTCCTGAAGGCGATGAGGCTGTCGATGAGTTCTACACCACTCACTACCTGGATGCCTCCCGGTGGTTTGCGGCAAGGGATATAATGCAAACGCCTGATAGAGTTGCGGCATATTCCGTTCTAAAGAGCCAGAACAAGCCGGTAACAGCTGCGAATATCGACTACATTGCGGGGCAATTGAAATAATGGCTGTTGACCTATCAGCATTACCTGATGACAAGCTACCCAGCGGGCTTGATCTATCTGGCCTGCCAGACACTCATGCGGATTCGCTGAGCGGGCAATACCGCCAGGCGAAAAAGCCTGCTGACACCTATTCGCAAATAAACTCACTATCCAAGGCTACCGGCCTGCCTAAGCCAGTTGTCGAAAACGACCTTCCATTTGCCCAGGCAAGAGCGGCTGAGCCTGATTGGGGAAACTTGCCACCGAAGCTTAGCGGCATCCTTGCCAATGATATTGAGCTGTTCAAGGTGGCAAAGGATGATACTGAAAGCCTAAGCAACATAGAGCGCTCCATGCTTGCTATCGGTGCCGGGGCAACCCAGGCAACCCTTGGCATCTCTAAGAGCATTCAGGAGACACCAGAGACAATAGCACGTGGTAGTGAGTATCTTGGCGAAAGCTTTGAGCGGCTTACCGGGCTGCCGCGAATGCTCGACCCACTGCGGGCGGTGCAGTACACCGCCGAGTATTTTGCCAAGGGGAAGATCCCTGGCACCGGCATTCAAACTGGTGGTATGACCGATATTGGTCACCGCATCGGCGAGGCCCAGAGCATTCTTACTGAACAGTCAGAGACATTCGGTCGCATTGCTGAGAAGGGTAAGCAGGCAGATGACGCCCTTAACGAGCTGCTGGCTGGTAATTTTGGTCCTATTGGCGATGTTGTAACAGATCCTGAGGCATGGGCCGGATTCATGGGGCAGGCCGCCCCATCTCTGTACACCGCGTACAAGTCAGGCGGGTCAATACCTTTCATGGCATGGCTTGAGGGTATGGAGGCATCTGGGAGTGCTCTTGAGTTTGAGCAACGCACCGG